TATATTTACTACTAACTTTAAAATAAATGATATACTTTGAGGATATACTGATGAAAACTACAAAAACTTTAAAAATAAAAGTAATAACTAATCGACCTGCACCAAAAAGAATAACGCAACCAGCTTCAAATTGGAGAGACATTATGGGAGCAATGAAGCGTGGACATTGGTTTGAAGTAGAGTGTAACACAGGCGACAATGTATATAGCAGGGTCAACGCTGCTGCAAATAGTTATTGTAAAGGGCGCTATACTTTTTATAAGGCTGCAAAAGGCCAATACATTTTTGAAATTATTAAAGGATAAAATAATATGAAGACTTTAATTGCAGTAGTAGAAACGTGGATTGATGATAGAGTAATGGCTAAGATAGAATCTTCAGAGAAAGATAATCCTAAGTGGATGAAGATAGCCCAACTTATGCACGATGTTAAACAAATGGAAGAAATACATATCCGCGATGCTAATAGAATCGCAGAGTTGGAGAGTCGTGTGAGAGGCCTTGAAGATAATTCTTTTGATAACAACGAGGCAAATATCATTAACATTAAAGAGAGGCTTGAAGGCTTAGAGTCTAGTGTAGAAGAAGTAGAAAGTAGTATACATGACGTTGAGCGTTTAGCTGAAACTCTTGACAGTCAGGGCGATGACCATGAGTATCGCACCTCTGAATTAGAACAAAAAGCTGATGAAGATATGGACTATGGAGATGCTATATCTGTAGTGAGAGAGAGCTTAGAAGAATTCATTGTCGATGCAGTTCGCACTGAGATAGATGCGGTAGACTTTAAAGTAACAGTGGAGAGATAGCTATGTGGGCAATTAACTGGACTGAAGCAGGGTGTACTGAGTATGCTAATAGCTTAGAAGATGCACATAAAATTGGTCAGCGTGGCGGGCCATTCTATATTATAACTTTCTTAGGAGATAAGTAACATGTCAGACACACGATTCTATAAATTTTTAGGTAACCATAAAGACCTAATAACAGGTCACGAATATACAGTAAGCCATTACTCTGAGGTGACAGGCATCCTAAAGAAAACATTGCAGAATAGAATCTATAGGTACGGCGGTGTCGTAGATGATAAGTTTCTGGAGCCTCATGTTGTTAAAGTTAGGCTAACACTAGAGACAGAAATGGAACGAGTCTCTATGGCATGGTTAAGAAAGCCTATAACTAACTTGGAGCACATGTGATGATAGATATTAACGAACCCATAGAAGTTTATAAAGTACTGATGTCCGAAGTGAGTGGTTACTTCATAGATGTTGCGGCCTCTAGCCCTGAAGAGGCGCTGCACTATGCAGAAATCAACAAGAAATCTGGGATGTATAAGCCTTATGATAAAGAAGTAGTGGACATCTCACCTGTTGAAGTAGTAACACTACTAGAATGTGGCGGTTGTTTAGCTATGTTTACCCAACACAATGAACAAACTAACCTATGCTTTAAATGCTTTGAAGATTCAATCAACTTTAAAGATGTTGAAGATGATTATGAATATCCTTTGGAAGATAATGTTAAAGACCTTTAAAGTATTTTAACAACATTAAAAACTTTGTCAACACAAAACTATACTATTTGGAGAAACACAATGAATAATATTACACCAATGTTTGCAAACAACAATGCGTTAAACACAATCAAGGCTAGAGGTTATGGTTCAGCTGACTTTGATATAGGTGTTGCGCCATTAGACTACCTTGTTACAGGACACGATGGTTTAATGGAGAGACACAACAGTTCCAAGTCTGTTATCTATAGGCAAGACACTGGCCAAGAGTTAGGTGTACATGGTCATGGGTACAAGCCAGTAGCACCTAAACATATGATAGATGTTACTCGCAATATCATTGAGCGTTCCGACCTGTCCATCAACAACATGGAAGAAACTATCAGGACTTCACACGATGGATCTAGGACGTTCGTACAGTATCGTTTGCCAGAGCATACCTATAAGACTTCAGACGGTGACAGCGCATCTCTTAGCCTGTTATCTATATCATCCTTCGATGGTACTTGGCCGTTCATGATTAGTGCTGCTGCAATTCAAGCTGCCTGTACAAATCTTCAAGTCTTTGTAGGTGGTGAGGTTGCAGTGTACAAGTCTAAGCACACTAGGTCTTTAGACATTGAGCAGGGTGGTAGGGTAGTAACTAAGTCTTTGCAGATGTTCCATAAAGAAAGAGATCTATGGCAGCAGTGGCACGGTACAGGCTGTAGTGATGAGCTTGCTTTTAAGTTTTTTGCTGAAGCGTTAAAGTGCAACGGAGCTTTGAAGATTATCACTGATGGTATATCGCAACCCGATATGGTTTTGCATGATATGCCTAGAAAGAATACAAGCTTAGAATATATCTGGCACAAATATAAAACAGTTTATTCTCAACGCCTTGGAAATAACTACTGGGCCGTGTATAATGCTTTGACTGATTGGTCAACTCATGCAACAACAGCTAGACGTAGCACTGAAGTGAACATTGCAGCAGTACAGAATCAACGACAGCAGTTAGTGCGAGACGCTGTTAAATCTAATCACTACATGAGGGCAGCATAGTATGACTAAAGCTTTTGGAACATACCACTTAACATTAGAACTTAGGAATGGTGTAGGTCTTGACTTGGAGTTCGCTGACTCAAGAGCTGTATGGGTTTTCAGCCCACTAGAAGAAGACATTGTTGCCATGTCCTTTGAAGGTATTATATTTTTAGTTCCGTTTTTAATGCTTACACTCGGTAGAATTTATACAGTAGAGGAAGAATAACTATGGCGACAGGACAAACACATGGCGGCAAAGGTAGCTCAGCTCGACCAGTAGATAAGGAGAAGTTCGACAGTAACTTTGATGCAATCTTTAAGAAGACCTTTGCAGAACATAAAGACTATAAAGAAAAGGAGAAGAAAGATGTTCCAACAAACTTTAATGGGAAGCCCTGACCCCGATGCAATGGCTACTGCAAGGGCAGCAACAGATGTAGTAGAAGGTAAGGTTCCACTCAGTACAGCGTGTAGTATGTACAACGTAAGAGAGCAGACAGTCATCCAATACATTATTGATAAGACTGAATACGAAACCGTTCAACAAATGAAGGAAGATTAAAATGATCCACGAAGAAGAACATATTAAACATGCAATACAACAGGTAGTCTCGTGGCACTTAGCTCGTAACCTTATACACGGTTCAAGCGATAAAGATCAGGTGCTTAAACTCATACAAGAAGTAGGTGAGCTGTCCGATAGCATCTGTAAGGAGCAGTCACCCATTGATGACATCGGAGACATCATGGTTGTATTGATTAACATCATCGTGCGGAACAACCTGTCAGTAACTGAGTGCTTGAACCATGCTTACAATGACATCAAGGATCGCAAGGGTAAGATGATAGACGGTATCTTTGTAAAAGAAGAAGACATGAATGGCAACAAATAATAGTTGCAACTTTATATTTAACCTGATACAATCCTCAAACATTTTTAAACCAACAGAAGGAAAGCAACATGGCAATTTTACAAGGCGCAGCATACTGGGTTTCAGCTACTACTCCTAACACTACATACGATCCTGTTTACTCAGTGAATCTAGTGGTCGATCAAGAAGTAGCAGATGATTTTAAATCTCGTGGCTTTACTGTTAAGCAAATGGAAGAAGGCCCAGCACTTGTTATCAAGCGCAAAGTTAATGGCCCCAATGGTATGGTTCGACCAGCTCCACGCTTAGTAGATCAATACAAGAATCCTTTGGATGCTCGTGTTGGTAATGGTTCTGGCGTTAAAGTTCAGTACAAAGAGTGGCAGTCAGATTGGAAAGGTCAAACCTTTTATGGCTTAGACTTCCAAGCTATGCAAGTTCTAGAGCTGATCGAAGTAGGTTCACCTGATGGTGCTGAGTTCGGCATCGAAGATGAAATGGGCGATGAACTATGAGCATGATCACAGTAGATGGTGTTAACTATGAGACAGAACTTTTCACAGTAGAAGGTCAAGCAATTGTTAAAGCTTTGATGGAGTCTGAGTTCCGTCTCCGAGAAGCAACAATGACCGTAACATTAATGCAAGCATCGTCAATGACATTAGTAGACGATCTTAAAACTAACCACCTTACGGAAGAGGCGATTGCGGCAGAGGATGCTGCACCACTAATCGAGGAATAGCCTTATGGCCTTCGTTAAATTTCACCAGCCGTGTACTGACTGCGGCTCTAGCGATGCGGTAGGAGTCAATGATGACAACTCTGCATGGTGCTTTAGCTGCAACAAACATTTTAAAAACTATGGCACATCGGAAGTGCAACAACCAGATACCGTAACGGACTTTGAAGTGTATCAAAGGAACAGCAAGATGGAGCAGAGTTCTAGCCAACACAACACTGGGCCTGAATCATTCAATGAATTAACTGACCGCAAGATAAGCTTGGCTACTGCTAAGAAGTTCGGTGTTAAATCAACGATGATAAATGGCAAGATTGATAAACATTTCTATCCCTACTTTAATGGCCACGAGTTTGCAGGTACTAAGATTCGTAAAGCTAACAAGGACTTTGCATGGACAGGAAGTCCAAAGGAAGTAGGGTTGTTTGGAGAGAACCTGTTCAAGGCAGGTGGTAAGTTTATAACTTTAACAGAAGGCGAGTGTGATGCGATGGCTGCCTACGAACTTATGGGTTCTAAGTGGCCAGCCGTATCTATAAAGTCAGGAGCACAGGGAGGTGTTCGTGATGTTAAACATAGTCTTGAGTATCTTGAGTCATACGATGCTGTAATAATTAACTTCGACAATGACAAGGTTGGCAAGGACGCAGCTCTTGCAATTGCAAAGTTACTAACTCCGGGAAAAGCTAAGATCATGGAGCTGCCCGTGGACTACAAAGATGCCAACGATATGTTGCGCCAAGGTAGACACGCAGCATATGTCAGTGCTTTCTGGGATGCTAAAGTCTATACGCCGTCCGGTGTATTGAATCTATCTGATCAGCTTGGTGCATACCAGAAGCTACGGTCAGAAAAGAAAACAGCTATACCTTATCCGTGGCAGGGCTTAAACAAAAAGCTAGAAGGCATGAGAGCTGGTGAGTTAGTTACTCTTACTGGCGGTACAGGTCTAGGTAAGTCGTCTGTTACTCGTGAGATAGAACACTGGTTGATCAACAACACAGAAGATAACGTAGGTGTTGTAGCTCTTGAAGAGAACTGGAGCCGCACTGCTGAAGGTATCATGGCAGTAGAGGCTAACGCTAAGCTTCACCTTGATAGTGTTAAGGCTGAGTTTACAGACCAGCAGCTCGATGATTGCTACAAGAAAGTCTTTATGGGTGACAACGATGGTCGTGTTTGGATTCATGCACACCACGGTGTTAACAATCTAGATGATATCTTCAGCAAGCTACGCTACATGATCATCGGTCTAGATTGTAAATGGATTGTAGTAGATCATCTTCACATGCTTGTACTTTCTACGCTTGAGAACGATGAGCGTAAAGCTATTGACGGTATCATGCATCGGCTAAGGACTATGGTAGAAGAGACAGGATGCGGTATGATCCTAGTGTCCCACCTTCGTAGAGTAGAGGGCAACCGTGGACACGAGAACGGTATCGAGACAGGGCTATCACACCTTAGAGGATCGCAGAGTATCGCTCAGCTAAGTGATTGTGTTATAGCATTGGAGCGTAACCAACAATCAGAAGATGTAATAGAAGCATCAACCACTAAGATCAGAGTATTAAAGTCTAGGTATACTGGCGATGTTGGTGTGGCATGTAATCTTCTGTACGATGGTACGACAGGTCGCTTGAAAGAACTAGATGACTATGATGCTAACCAGTTTGATGGAGATATAATATGAGTAACTTAGTATTTGATATAGAAGCAGATGGCTTAGACCCCACGAAGATTCATTGCATCGTGGCCCAAGACGTAGACACTATGGATGTGTTTACGTTTGACAACACCCAGTTAGAAGAAGGCTATCAGATGTTGCGTAATGCAACTAAGCTGATTGGTCACAACTTAATAGGCTATGACATTCCTGCAATCAAAAAGATTTCAGGTGTTGATCTGTTTGACAAGAAGATTGT